GCAAGGGCAGGCAGATACTTCACAACAGATGAAGTTAAGGCATGGGCCAATCTAAAAGGCTGGGATGGCAGAATGAAAGACATTGCTGACACCATCATCCAGAATGCTCCCTATCAATTGCAAGTGGCAGAGGTTATCTCAGGCTTTGAGATGCTGGCTGAACTTAGCAATGAGTACATCACACTGGCAATAGGTGATTTTAAGCCTAAGAAAGAACTTTACAAGGCAATCCTTGAGAGCAACATTGCCACTACTAAGGATGCTTTACTTGGTGCTGGCATAAGGGATAACTTTGGCACAGCCATTCAAGAGGTACTAAAGGACAACATATCAGGGATAGGCACAAGGTCTGAACTTAATAAGACACTAAGAAAGTTTATTGAAGGCACTCCAGAGGAGTCAGCATTTCTAAACCGATACATCAAGCAGACTACTAACGATGCTGTGATGACATTCAATTCAGAGTACATTCAGACTATTGCTGCTGACTTGGATGTTGACCATTATTATTATCAAGGCACAGTAATAACTGACTCAAGGTCATTCTGCGTAGCAAGGGCAGGCAGATACTTCACAACAGATGAAGTTAAGGCATGGGCCAATCTAAAAGGCTGGGATGGCAGGATGAAAGGCACTAACAGCAGTACAATCTTCATCTATCGTGGAGGCTACAATTGCCGGCATCAGCTTTGGCCTGTCAGCCAGGAGCAGTATGATGCTGCCAAAGAGAAGGGCAGAGCAGGCCTAAGATAATTTCACCCTACTTTTTCACCCTACTTCATCTCCCTATAAGCTAAAAGTAGGGAGATAGGCTTCAAGTGTTTCTGCTCAATTACCTTCCGCATTCCATAGCCAAGGTTCTGCTGAACCATGACCGCATCAATGCTCTGTCTTCTGATGTAGCCTTGTAGAATGACCTCTGCTGCCTCCTCCATTGCCCAGCATAGAATGTACACATCAGCCTTTAGCTCATCATTTAGATTGAACACAAGCCTGCCAGTCTTGTACTTGGTGGTCTTGACATCAATATTGTAATCACCCATCATCAGGTCTGTGCCTCCATCACCCTCCAGACCACATGACATATCCATTGGAATCTTCAGAGCCTTAGAAACAGCATATTCACCCATTACACCAAGCATATCAGCTGTCTGCTGGTCATTGCCCCATTGCTTCTTATAGCGGTTAGGGTTGGCCTGATCCTTCAGGAAGTGCCTGCCATTGGCAAGCACCCGCAGCAGCTCCATTTCTCTTGGGGTAAATGTTATCTTCAAGGCTCATAAGGGGTTACAATAATAAGGCATAAAAACCGATATTTGAGCATGAAAAAGGCAAAGACAGGCAGCACTCCGGTGGCTAAGATTAGCTTTGGCAAACGCAGAGAGGGCAAGCATAGCAAGTCAAGGAAGCCAAAGGCATCCAGACGGAAGGCATATAAAGGACAAGGACGATAATGGCTGACAAGAAGTTTAAAACTAAGGTTAATGGCAAAACTGTAAAGTTTGGAGCAAAGGGTTACTCCATTGCACCAGGCACAGCCAAGGGTGATAACTACTGCGCTCGTTCATCTGGCATTAAGAAGTGCAAGAATCCTCCTTGTCCTAATGACCTAAGCAGAAAGGCATGGGGATGTGTTGGCAAAAAGTCTGTAAAAAGTGCAGCCAAAAAGTTTAAAAGAGTTTAAAAAAAAATTGCAAATAAATGTATGTTTGTGCCTGACTTTTGGGAGTCAAATCCCAACGGTTGTCATAATTTGAATAATTTTTTAAAATGGGTCTTCTCTTAGAAGGCTCTTTTTTTTTGTCCGAGTTATTGTAATTTTACAACATGCAACAGCAACTGCGCCATTTTAAGCTGAGTGAGTTTGATAGCCCTGACCAGGTTGGTTCAGGTGCTAAGATGAAGCCTGAGTTCCTGCAAAAGCTCGACAATGCCAGAACATTGGCAGGAGTAGCCTTCAGAATCAACTCAGGATATCGCACTCCTGCTCATAATGCCAAGGTTGGAGGTGTTGCAGACAGTTCACACTGTGGTGGATGGGCAGCTGATATAGCTTGTTCAGATGGCAATCTGAGGTTCAAGATCATTGACAGCCTGTTGAAATCCGGTATTCAAAGAATAGGAGTTGCAAGCACTTACATTCATTGCGATTGCGACCCAACAAAGCCTGCCCAGGTCATCTGGACATACTAAAATGACACACGAATTAAGGGAGGAGCTGGTCAAATTTATCTATGATACTCCTGCCTATGGAGCTATCATTCTTACCAAAATGGCAAACCCAGACCCACAATTTTACAATGGAGGAGAAGAATGGCTCTACCATCATGGATGGTCACTCATTCTGCTATATCGCATATACCGGATGCTGATTGACATTCACAATGGCTATAAGGAGAAGGTGCTTTATTATGATGATAATGATGAGCTTGTGCCAATGACTGGCTATGAGAAGCTGATTAAACAAATTAAAAGGCTATTTAAATGAGCATTTCAAAAGACACTTTTATTCTTTTTTGCCTCTTCATCATCTATATTGGTGGAGACTTTTACACGGCAAGAATTGAACATAAGAAGCTGGAAAAGCATATTGCTGAAAATGATTCCTGGGTTATGCAGTCAACATCCAGAAATATGCGAAATGAAGAAACGATTGACTCACTTAGAGCGCAAGTTAAAGGTCTTGCAAAATCAGTTATCTACCTCGACTCATGCAACCAGGCGAAGACAAACAAGCAGGAGAGGGCGGAGCGCAGGGGAAGGTTCGTGGGAGGGCTACTGAAAAGCCTTTTCCCGGGCATGTGACACATGCACTCTTTAGCAAGCGCATGCAAGTCTATGCCTACACTTGCACAAGTGTAGTAATGGTTGGGTTGCTTTTAGGTGTAGGCTGGCTCTATAAGATTGAGAAAGTACAAGCATCGGATTCAGTTCTGATGTTTATTCTGGGCCAAGTCCTATCAGCATGGGTAGCCCTGACTAATAAGATTTTCCGCATTACTGCACCTAACATCGGCAGTCCTGATAATTAACTATTTTTGTGACTATGAATTGCCTGCAAGACTACATTGGACTGAAAGGATGCACAGTTGATGCTCCTTTGTCTGGCCTATACATCAATGATTATCCGGGCATGAGTTCGGAACTGCTTGACAAGATTGCCACACCCGAGCAGACAAGCTATGTGGGCATGTGGAATTCAGCACAGGCAGTAAGCTATGTGAGGGTCAAGAGAGACATTCAGGCTGCTCTCTTCAGCGCAGCAGAGGCTCAGTTAGATCAGGTGCTGTTCCAGACTCGCAAAGAGTTTGTGCAGCAATGGCAGCAAGTGCAGACAGTGCCAGCAGAGGCTATCCTGAAAGGAACATTCGTAAGCATACAGGGCAGCAAGTATCTTAGTCTAAGAGTTAAGCAGATATTCATTTTCAATGCTGGCCCTCCGGTAGCAGGGATTCCCTGGTACATTTACCAAACTCAGGATGGCAAACTGCTGGATAGTGGCACTGCTGATCTTGTTGAGGGCATGAACTATGTGCCTGTCAATAATGAGTTCTACTCTGACTTTGACAAGCTCAACATCATGGTGGCAGTTGACTGCACTAATCTGCCAACAAGCACAGGCATGTTCAGTGATTATGGATGGCAACAGATGGACTTGGAGTGTGCTTCAAGATTCAGTTATCTGTGGCGCAATGGCTGGTCTATCTTCCCTGTAACTGCTCCTCTTGGCTATGGCTTTGGAGACAGCTGGAGTCAGGACAATAGCCAGTCAGGAGTGTACATGGATGCCCAACTGCTATGCTCACTTGATAGCTTCATCTGTCAGCAGAAGGAGTTTCTTCTGGATGCTTGGGCCAATCTGCTATGCTATCAAATCCTCTGGCAGAAAGTAGCATCACCAAGAGCCAATTACTTTGCACAAGGCAACAGAGAGTTCACTGAGCGAGCTATGGCTACCTTCCTTGATGGCTATCAGCAAAGTCTGGCTATCTGGGCAAGACAGCTAAACCTAAGAGGTGAGGGGCTGTGCTTTAATTGCGACAATGCTGGCCTGATTCAGCAGGGATTTGTGAGGCCTTAACACCTCGTTGTAATCTACGGCAAGTACGGATAATTGCCGTACAAAAATGTAATGTCATAACTTTACTTTTTGACAAATTTTGTCAAGACATAACTTGACAATATATCACGCAATATTGCGGCAATGGGATAGTTATAAGCAAGCTGCTAAGTTCCTGCTACGAATGAAAGTTCCCCATTGTTCAGCCATAGCTTTTGCCACCCCACTAAAAGTTTTTGAGCTTTCCTTTTGGCTTATGTTTACAAATTGGTATTTCTGTCCTCTTTTCTTTCCTCCAGTATTGCTCGGCAAATACGGCTTATAGTTGCTCTTAATGTCTGTTGGCTTTAATAGTGGCAAATTTTTCAACCACAACAAAGTTCGTTTGCTGTATTCGTGTCCATATTCGTAGGGCTGTATCGCTTGGCTATGTTTTGGCAATTCAACCACTTTCAATGGTGTTGGGTTTTCAACTGCAATAAATTCAATCGGTGCATTAAGTAGTTCCAAAAACATAGCCTTTGCTTCCATTGCCTTTACATATCTATCTTGGCATAAATTCCCTGCCGTTGGATACATCCATCTTGCTCCAGCCCTACTCATATAAGTGCAAGGTGGGTGTGCAATCATCATATCATATTTGCCACTATAAGCCTCCTTTATTGCATCTCCTACAATATGCCATTCAGGTTTACCACCACTACATTCTTGTAGGTCGCAACTATAAGCCTCAAAACCTAATTCTCGGAAAGCTCTGCAAACTTCTTGGCTCTCCTCACAAGCTATTAATATTTTCATTTCAATTTAAGTTTTTCGTTAATAATCCGCAGCCAGCTTATAACAGCGGTTTTGTGCTATTTGCCCCATCAACATTTGTGGTAAATTGAAACTTTGTGCAAGGGGCAAACAGACACAAAGCCGAGAACCGTTATACGCAACCTTACAAAGACTGCAACTCCGACTTGACATTATTCCAAAATTCAAGTGCTTCCTCTTTTTGTGCTTCATACCAATATTGGTGTGCTGCACCACAATCATCCCAACCCATTTTGGGTCTAATGGTCTTGCATTTAGTATTTCTTCAACTGCCATCAAAGCACATTGTTTGGCTCTCTCCCAAGCCATAGCAGGATTATAGTCCTCTTTGTCATCGTACCTACCGATATAGTACATTTTATCAATTAGTTCATCTGCTTTTTCTTTCGCTGTCATAAGTACTTGCTTATTTCTCGTTCAATGTTTTCAGTTTGTTCTCTCGTTTCTTCCTGATGGAAGTTCAGTAATTGGATGGCGATAATCTGCACCCAGTAGTCGATGTCAGTTGTAAACTTATCATGGTGGCGGTGAACAAACTGTCTAGCCTGTTCATGCGCTCGTTCTGATTGTGCGCTCATCCCTTAAATATTGCCCTTAGAATTGCTTTTAATGGATCTGAATGTGATCCGACAAGGTTCTTTTCATCTGTAATTAGATAAACGTTATATTCAACGGGTTTGCCTTTTGGCTTTTCCATGCCGACAACAAATGTTTTGCATTCAAATTCTTCAAGTTCTAACTGCTCAATG